ATTTGTTGCAAATATACTAATATTTTCCTCGTCTACTTTTTGGAGAAGATGCCGTTGATCCTCCCGGTCCTGCCCATAATTTTTTACAAGACCAATAACGTGCACTTAACTTATTTGTTGCTGTCCCACACTTATGTCTAGCCTTAAATGACTTGCGTGCAGCAGCAGAATAGTTATGACCATATCCCTTAGCACCAAAGTGAATTAACTTTTCCTTACCACCGGCACAAGCCTTAACCATTTTCTTTTTGCCTGCTCTATCGGACCTCATTACCCGATTGCATTTCATCTTACTTTTAGTTGCCATTATCGCTTTGTAAATCTTTTAGTTACTCTTCCTGCCTTAGTGTTAGCCACAACAGTCTTACCTTTTCTTCCTTCACTTTTCTTCTTACGAGCCGTGGTTGCTCTCTCAGCCTTAGTCATAGACTTAGCCTTAGCCAACGGCAAGCAACGGTCCGGGTTTTTCTTATCCTTGCTAGTACCACAAGCACCCTTTATCGAACCGTCAGTACCTATTCGTACCCATTTCTCGTCTCGCCATTTTTTTAACTCGCCCATTACTTTTTACTTTTCTTTGCGTAGTTAGGGTCTTTACAATATTTACTTGCAGCCATATTCGCATAGGCTGAAGGATAGGTATCAAAGGTTCGCTTTGCCCAAGCTATACCTGCTGAACATATCTTATTGCTTTTCTTTTTAGTTCTTTTTGCCATTATTTTTTATGACCACACTTGCTCATATAAGCACTATTCTTAATAGCTTTCTCGCTAGTCTGACCTGACCATTTCTCTACATTACTTCCGTTCTTAGCTATAGCTGCCGAAAAATATGGTTTTAATACTTTTTTCATTTTCCTTGTCCTTTATATATTTTTTTATAATTCTTAGAACCCTTGTTCTTCGAAGTTTTAGATTTAGCGTGAACTCCTTTACGCTTAACCTTTTTTTTATTACTATAAGAAGTTAATACTAATTTAGGCATTTCTTCTTCTTGGTCTTTGTGGAGCTGATCCTAACTTTGGTGTACTTCCAAATCCTCCTAGTCCTGATATCCCTGCAAATGGGGTTGCAGACTTGCGTCTTTTTGCAGCTTGGTTTTCTCCTCTATCTGTTATTTTATCCCAACGGTCCATAGCTTTGTTCTTAAAGTTTATTTTTTCGTAATCTTCTTTAGTTTTCTCAGAAGCACCTCGCATACTACCTTTCTCGTATGTCTTAGTTTTTACAGATCCTCTTTTTAGTTTTGATTTAGTCCCCATTTTTTAATATCTTTGTCTTGCAAATTTAATCAATTTTATTTTTATGCATAGAAAGCCTCCACCACACGACTACCTCAAATATTGGAAGGTAATACGATACTTTGTTAAAGCCAAATATAAAATAAATTCAGCAGATTTAGATATGATGCTATTCTTGTACTCGGAAAAGTATTTTGGTAAACATCAGTTTAATGAATTTGACGAGCTACTATCTTGGGATGTGAATAGATTCAGTAGATTACTTCGCGACGGATGGATTGGAGTTTTTCGGAAAAGAGAAGGTAATAAGAAGACATTGTACGAAGTGTCGTACAAAGGAAAGCGAATGATTTCCTCTATCTATAATAAGCTAAATGGTGAAGAAATCCCTATGGACAGAACAACTAACCCAATGTTCGCTAGGAACGTGAGTTACTCAGATAAAGTCTATAAGAATTTCATCACAGATATGAATAAATATATTAGAGAACAACGACAACATCCCTCTCGGTAATGATCGTGTAAGGATCGTTATGTATTAGCATAGTGAACCCGGCTCGCTTGTCGTAGTATATCTCATCAGACTCCTTAATTACCGTTACGTCACTACCAGGCTTAACAACTAAACCACGTTTATAACGCATCTCTTTAGCATCTTCTGCCGACAACAGCAACCCGGAAGAGGTTTTTATTTCCTCCTCGATTGTTTTAATAACTATGTATTTCCCTATTGGCTTCATTTTTCTTCTATATTAAAAATTTCGTTAACAGTACTTGGATGATACCCGGCTGCTACACATAATGTAATTAACATTTCTTTAAGCTCTACTCCATCCACATCACTATGTTTTTTTTGTACTGACACCTTTGTGTCGTAATGTTCTATTGTTATTATAAATTGCTCATTCATTTCTCTTCGTAGCTTCGTGCCATTGTGATAATAGCGTTAGTGGATAGAATAGTTACCGCAACTGATACAGCATTCTGTAGTGCGTTCTTAGTTACCTTCAATGGGTCAATAACACCCATCTTATACATATCACCAAACTCACCTGTCTTAGCATTGTATCCATAATTTACATCATCTTCTTGAAACACTTCATCTACAATTTTATCTAAATCACCACCTGCGTTTCTTATAATCTGATTGAACGGTTCTTTTAGTGCGTTCTCCATTATCTTAATAGCATCCCAATTGTATGGTCTACTAATATCATCCAAATTATAAATCAAAGCTCCTATTTCCCACAACGCTAGTCCACCACCGGGTAATATACCTTCCTCAAGTGCTGAACGTACTGCACACACAGCATCATCAATCCTGTCATATAGTTCTTTCTGCTCAAGGTCTGTTTTACCACCTACATATATTACACCTATACCACCTGTTAGTGATGCGATGCGAGATAGTATAAACTCCTTGTCCTCTTTTTTATTTGTGTTCTTATGCTGCTCCCATAGCTGCTCAACCCTCTTGTCAATCACCTCGCTATGCGTGTCCTCATCCTTAATAATAATAGTTGACGTATCACCTGCAATAATCTTTGATGCGTGACCTAAATCAGCCATCGTAATAATACTCAGGTCATCACCTGTCTTCTCAGAGAAGTATGTCGCACCTACCGAGATCGCTATATCTTGCATCAACTCGTGCTGCTTGTAACCAAAATTAGGTGGCTGTACCACACAAACCTTTAAGTTATTCTTCACAACATTAGCTGCAAGCGTGTTTAGTACGTTGCTCGAACACGGTGCTATGATCAATAACTTCTTATTCTCCTGTATAATTGGTTTAAGTATGTTCTCTATGTTTAATATGTTTGCTATCTCAGAATCACTAACCAACACATATGTATCCTCTAAGATACACTCATCCTTTTTCTGATCATTAATGAACATAGGACTAGAGTACCCTCTATCCACTTTTATACCTCGTGTGGACTCATAATACGTCTCAGATGTCTGCGACCTATCTACGGTCACTATACCGTTCTCTCCGACTTCCTTGTATACCTCTGCGATTATCTTCCCTAACTCCGGGTCGTTGTTTGCAGAAATAGTTGCCACATCTTTGAGGTTTCTCTTTGTAACCTTCTTAGACCTACGTTCTAATTTCTTTACAACATCTTCTGTTATCCTCACCATATCCCTGAGTACCTCAGTCTTGTTGGCATCATCAATTAGCTCCATACCATTTAAAACCAAAGCTTCAGTCAACACAATAGCCGTAGTCGTTCCATCACCTGCTGACGATGCTGTTCTGTCAGATGCCTCTTTCATCATACGAACAGCTAAGTTCTCTACAGGATCAATTAAGCTAACTGCCTTAGCTACCGTGACACCATCCTTAGTTACCGTAATGCCGTGTGTGTGATGTGGTGATTCTATTAGTACAGTTTGACCTGACGGTCCTAATGTCGACTTAACTGCACTTGAAATGGTTTTGATACCATTGATGAGTTTGTCTCTTCCCTCCTTGCCGAACTTTAAGTTCTTCGGAGTGTATCCCGATTCATTCATATTAGATTTAATTATTTATGCAAATATAATTTTTTTTATCAAAATATAAAAGTGACGTTTTTTAGTTCCCCCTATAGTAGTAGTAGTAGTAGTAGTAGTAGTAGTATTTTTTTTATCAATTATTTTAAGGTTAAAATCGTCAAAATCGTCAAGGTACTTGTTAATCAGGTTTTTAGCCTCTAAAAATCGTCACAAAATCGTCAGAAAATCGTCAAAAATCGTCAAAAAAAAGGGGAAATCGCTAAATTTCCCCTCAAAACAATTAAATAATAAAACAATTTATTTAGTCATCATAGCCAAATATTTTTGATTTTGCCTCACCGAGCATAATTCCGTCAGCGATCATATTAACTTTTTTCATCCGTTTCATAGCTTTTTTAGCATTAACTGCTTCTTGGATTCCTGTGATATTATCACCTCGTTGCTGAAGATGTCCCTTCAGTCTGTTCTTCATATTCATCATAATTTTTGTTTTTTAATGTGTAAACTTAATAATCCTAAGTACAATACAAACTCACTATAATCAAACTCATTATCAACAGGAAAGTAAGACCAACCTAAAGCAAAGCCTATTGATAATCTGTTCTGTAAACTTATCTCGTACCCCATATGCAAATATAACATTTTATTAGATATATGTAACCAACGGGTTCTATATAGGATATGCGTTGCGACCCCCAAAAGAAAAACGACTTTTTTTTTGACCCTACCCCCTACCGATTTGATCCGTTTATGTAGATTTTTTGGCGTTTTACCTACACCCCTATGCCCCTACCCCACACCCCACCCTACACCCCTACCACCCCATCACCCCATAGCCCCTGCCCACCTACCAATGTATACGTACACCTCTGCTATGCACATACGTACACCTTTGCTGCTATTGATATATTTTAATAGACATACGAAGACAGAGCATTACCCATTCACCACCTATGATATGCCTAAACAAAAGATAGTGATAATGTGTTTCCTGTATTTGATAAAAATATTATCTGAAATCTTTGATAATAATATTATCTGAATTTGAGTACATTTTGAGTATGATCTGACACACTAAAAAATTATTCTCGCTGATTATCAGTCACTTACAAGTTTTTTTAAAAAAAGTTTTGTTTAATAAAAATATTATTTGCAATCTTTGTAAACCAAATCGGAAGGAAGTATATTCCTTGTTCTTTGACATCTTGACACACTACGAGTGAGACACCTACCAACAGGCGGTGTGGATTGGGCAGATATACGAACACGAACGTATGATGTTATAAACAACCGTAGTTAGACATACAGGAGATAATATCTTGTATGAGGCGAAGTAGCCATCCAAGAAGAAGGAATTGCACCGAAATGCACATCTAAACGCACAAAAGAAATTACCCCACATTGCTAGACGATGTGGGGCTTTTGTGGTATAAAACAATAACAAAAATGAAAAAATCAATTTTAATGGTGCTGATGGCACTATGTACAATCGAAGGTGTAGCGATGCTATACCTCAATGAGCAAGAGTTATTTTATGTGTTCTTTATAGGATTATCTGTGAGCACATTGGAGTATTTATCACTAATAAAAAAAAATGAAATCAATTGAAATCAAAGCAAAAGAATGGTTCGACAAAAGGAATGGTAATAGCTACTTTTCTGCTGACGTAATCATAGACAAAAAAGAAGTATTTAAGTTACCATTTCAGTATGGCTATGGTACGCAGTACGAAGAAGAAGCAAAAGCAGTATTAACCGAACACAATCGTATAAGTTGTGATTATGGTCAAAATTTAAGAAGATATTGTTTGGAAAACAATATAGATTATTATGCAGAAATTAAAACTAATTGTAAAAAAAGAGAATTATGAGTAAAGTAGTATGGATTGAAAACAACAATATATTTGTTGTGAGTAAATCAAACACATCAAACGCAAAAATTGTACGCTCCAAGCGTACAAAAATTGTGCAAACGTACACGTTCAGTTTAGACCAATACAATTTGGCTACAACGAGCAAAGGTTTTGGTATGAAAAAGTTTTTTACACTTGACCAAAGCAATTGTTTGGATTGTCCATTCAGTATGGGCAATGGGGATGGTGGATGTTACACGCACAAATTTAATCAGTATGTAGGTTTCTTATCAATGCTACGCAGTATAGACAAAAGTTTACTTACACCATTAAATGAAACCAAGTATAGACAAATATTAGATATGTCAAAAGATACATACATAAGATTTGGAACGTATGGCGAACCATCGCTATTACCGAAGTACATAGTTAAAAGTATGTCTTTATTGTCGAGTAGTTGGACGGGTTATACTCACCAATGGCAGAAACCATTTGCAAAAGAGTACGGAAAGTATTTTATGGCAAGTACACACAACGAAGACGAAGCAAACCAAGCGACAGAGATTGGATATCGTAGCTTTATTGCTACTGAAAACCACGTTTATAGTTTCTTGAGTGCAAAGGATGCCGTAGGATGTCCTGCGAGTAAAGAAATGGGTTACAAGTCAAGTTGTGACAAGTGTGGGCTATGTAGTGGCACACAAGGTAAAGGTAAAAAGAATATTAAAATATTAATACATTAAAATTACGAACAATTAGGAATGTATTCACTAACAATTAAATTAAAAACAAAATGAACAAAACAATTAACACGGCTTGGATAGACAAGCTACAAAACGAAATCGACAACACGAAAGGAACTTTCTTTTCAGCTAAATTCATTAAGCGAGATGGCTCAACAAGAGTTATGCTATGTCGCAATGGGGTTAAAAAAGGATTGAAGGGTGGTACGTTAAAGTATAACCCAAGAGAGAGAGGTAACGCAGTAGTATGGGATCTCAATAAGTCAGCATACAGAACGATACCATTAGCAAGAGTAACAAAACTAAAAATAAACAAAAAAACAATTATAAAATTATGAAAGATTTAAAAGAAATATCAAGCGAAGACTTGAGGCAAGAGTTAGAATTACGAGGTTGGTACACCCAAAACTTATGGCACGTTGATGATGTGATGCAGAACTACGATTGCACATCAGAAGATGCAATGAGTGTTTTGGATGAAGTGTTAACATCAGAAAGTTATATGGAAGAAACCTTCAATGCTATATCCGACCAAGCAGAATTTATGGAGTATCACAAAATATATGATAATGATGGAGAATAGATTAATAGACCAAGTAGATGATGGATTCAACTACTTTAACGACAGATTAGAAGAATTAAAAACAGATGATGTGTATTACATACAAGCATTTATGAAATACATTGAGGTACTTGAATCAAAATTAAAAAGAAAATATGATGAAGAATAATAAACTAATAGCAGAATTTATGGAGTTCCCTACTCATACAGATGCAGTCGACGATAGAACAATAGCATATTATGTCGGCGAAAGTATTATGCATACAGATAATACAGAAAATGAAAACGATTATGATGTATTTCATCCCGATGATATGCAATTTCACACCTCGTGGGATTGGCTGATGCCCGTAGTAGAAAAGATAGAGCAAGTAAACGAAGGTGTGCCTCATCAATTTCTAAACATCAGCTTGTTTAGTAGTATAGATGAGGTTTACCAAGCAGTAATAAATTATATAGAAAATTATGAATAGATTAATAGTATTTAAAGATGATTTTGTCTTTGTGGATGTAACAGATATTGCAAAGAGTCTTTGGGGTAAAGAAGACTTGTATGTAGTAGATGTAGATAGACAGACAGAGCATCTAATTGAGAGTAATTACCAACTTAAAAATTATTTACATAGTGGAACATTAAGGGTGTGCATCGAAGGTGGACACCTACCCACACCAAGCATTGATTGGTGGGATGATTCAGAGAAGATTACCCACGAAGGGTATGTTTATGTAAAAACAAAAGATATAATAAAATGAACAGAGAAAGATTAACTGCGTATGAGGAGTGTCTAATTATAGTTGCACTCGAAAAAAAGGTAGAAAAAAAAGAAAAATGGATTGAAGAAACTGATTTAGATTGGTTTGCAAAACATCTTAAAAAAGAAGTAAAAGAATTAAAACAAATTATAGATAAATTAAAATGAGCGACAAAAAGAAAATAAATTTATTTGTACTTGGACTTGTATTGTTCCAAGCAATGATAATTCTACTAACATTTGTGTTATGATGATTAGTAGGTTTAGTGTTTTATTGTTAATGATTGGGTCGGTAGTATGGACTGCCGATCCTAAATTAACAACGGAGAGAACTATCATCTCTGTAGCCACCGATAGCTTGGAGGCTGACACAATAGACGAACCCCTAAAGTGGGCTGATTTGATAGAAGCAATCATCTACGTTGAGAGCAGGGGCAATGACTCTGCAATTGGCGATAGAGGTAAGGCAGTTGGATGCCTACAAATACATCCTATATTGGTTCGTGAGGTTAACCGAATCCTACGCAGGAATGATATACCATTGGTATATACTTTAGAGGATAGATATAGCAGAGAGAAATCAATAGAGATGTTTAACATCATAGCCGAGCAATACGAATGTTGTGAGGACTACACGTTTGTCGAGTATGCAGAAAAAGTAGCAAGGCGATGGAACGGAGGTCCAAGAGGAGATAAGAAAAGAGCAACAATAAAATATTGGAATAAAGTATATAGTGTACTATAAGAAATAGTTTGGGTTAGCCCAAACCACCCCAAACACCTAAAACTTTTTTTAAACGAAAATTTAAACTAAATTTGAACAAAATGAAAATTAATTTTGAAAAAATTAAAACTTATGGAAGTTAAAAGTATAGAAAATTACGAGTGTAAAGATTGGCTTTTAAATAAACATTATGCTAAAAGAATGTGTAGTATATCTTATGCTTTTGGTTTGTATATTGATAATGTTTTAAATGGTGTTTGTACTTTTGGGTTTCCTCCAAATTACAATTATAATAATGGTAAATGCGTTTTTAATGATTATGAATGTTTAACACTTGAGTTAAATAGATTAGTTGTAAATGATGGTTTACCAAAAAACACACTCTCCTTTTTTGTTTCTAAATGTTTAAAGATGTTACCTAAACCGAGTTGTATAGTTTCTTATGCAGACCAAAATCAAGGGCATAATGGATATATCTATCAAGCTACAAATTGGATTTATACAGGTGTAAGTACACCAAAACATAAATACGTTTTTGAAGATGGCAGCACATTTGATATTAGACGTGGAATTGATAATAAAGGTAAGGTAGTAGATAAAATATTGATAAAGCCAACACATAGGTATTTATTTTTTAATGGTAGTAAAACAGAAGTTAAGAAAATGAAAACAAAATTAAAAATGGATATATTAGAATACCCAAAAGGAGATAACAAAAGATACGATGCAAGTTATAAACCACAAACACAAATAAGACTGTTTTAAATGAAAGAGAAAGCAATAAATAAAATAAAAGCAAAAATAACACAAAAGGAGTTAGACTTAAAGCAATCCTTAATAGACAAAAAAAACAAAATAGGATTCTTAAACGAAGAACAGTACGATTCTTTAATAAGACATAATCATAAAGAAATAAAATGGCTCGTAACCTTGTAGATTATGAAGCAGGAAAAACAATCTTTGAAACTGCACTTGGTATAATATCTAAATCAAATTCAAAACAAACAACATTATTATGAACAAACACCTATTAATTTATATTGCCATAGTTTTATCAATATCATCTATTATATTTATAGACTTGATAAATAAAAGCAAAGATTTGCAGCCAACAAAACAAGAAATTGAGCTAACCAACACTGACACTATTTACAAGCAAATAGATAGCTTAGAAATTATATCCGACACCATAAAAGTATATTATGAAAAAAAGGTTTTTAATTACCATATTTTGCCTCGTTCTGAGCGTATTCGCTTATTCGCAGACAGAATTAATAGATAATGATGGAGATACATTAGTTTGTATCACATATTCTCAGATGGATAGAATATACATTGAGTTAATCCAGAAAGATAGTT